ATTTATTAAATAATTATTAACTGGATATAGTGTATATTGTGGTTGACAAATTACAATAGATATAGTATAATGTAAAAAAGGTGGTGAGGTAATGGCGGTATCAGAAGCCAAGAAGAAAGCTAATGCAAAATGGAACGCAGAAAATCTCGAAAAAATACAGTTTTATGCTCCAAAGGGGTTTAATCAGATGATAAATGACCGAGCAAAAGAGCTTGGTTTATCAAAAGCGGGATATCTCAAAAAGGTTATCACTGATGAGATAAAATCAGCAGAGGACAGCCACATAGTAATAAAAACACATACGGACGAGGGGTGAGAACATGGGTTTAATTGAAATGAGCGAAACAGCAGTTACAACGGCTGTTGTGATAGCAATAATTGCTATCATAATCAACATAATATTGTTTGTTGCTATTATCTGCACGGCAGGCAACACAGAAAAGGCATACAAGGAATTACAGGAAACCAACAAGCGACTTGAAATGATGAACAAGAACTTGTTAGACACTAATATGATACTGATTAATAGATTTAGTCAGGGCAATAATTACAACAATAACGACAACAACAACAACAACTCGCAGTGAGCCTCACGGCAACCACTGCGAGTTGTTTCATTACCAAGCATTTTTCCGCTTGCGAATAGATTTCTTTTGCTTTCGGTCAAGTGGCTGTGTGTTAGGCTCTATGCCCTCACGATTGGCGAGTATTTCTTCATCACTGAGATACTCTTTTTGTAGCATATTCGTGACAAGCTGTGATGTATCGTAAAGCTGACGGCGTTTATTTGTCTGTAGATACGTTCTATTATACATCTGAGCAGGAGTATAAGCCTTATTTTCAGAATATAACTCATACTCCTCAATGTCATATGTGTAACCTGTCTGTATACGGCAGAATGGGTGTTTGAAATGAATATGGCAAGCGGTCACGTCTGCGGTAATATCTCTAATTTGTTTGTCTAAGAGGTTAAATCTCTGCACTGTTGCATATATCATCATTCGCCGTTTACGGCATTGGCACAAATGCTGAAACAGCGGTTTAGGAACGGCACATTTACCGCCCGAGAAGTCACGGCTATTGAATATAGTGCCTATCTCGTCTATCAAAACAAGCGTGTTTTTAGGGGCATTGAGGATATCTTGTGCAGTGTTCAAGGGGAGTATCTCCGTATAGTCGGGGAAGTTTTTGATATTGATATTTGTCAAGATATGAAGCTGAGGATATTTGCGACAGAGTTCATAAGCTTCAGCGACCATAAGCGAAGTTTTTCCTGCACCGAATTTGCCGACAAAAAGGTGTATACCCCAACCGTTGAAGATCTGCGACCAATTAAAATATAAGGCAGTAGCCTTGTCATAAGCTACATATGCCGCCAAGGACGGCAGACGTACAAAGTAATCGAATAGAACCATTTAATCACCTTTCCGAAAGAATATTATAAGTATTATGCACTCAACAGCGAGTGCAATATAGAGCGGTAAAAAGAACATTGCTACCTCCGAGGATTGAAAAAGCGTATCATAGCATTGTAAAGCATTTTCCAAAGCAAGAAAAGCATTAAACAGGCAAACAAAAATTCAATGCAAAGCACACCGAATTGTTTCCAAGTCTTTATAACGTCAATGGCGGCTAAGTCACAGCCGAGAAGCTTTAGCAACTGATAACAGGCGTTTTGAACATCATATAACACATTTACCACCCCTCTTTCTCAGGCTCTTGCTTGTCGCTCTGTGGCGTGTTCTGCGGCTGTTCAGCCGATTGCTTTTTTAACTCCTGTTCCTCGTATAGTGCTTCTATAAGCCGTTTACGAGGGAGCGACAAGTCTTTATCAGATTTAAAGGCGTGCAAGTCCATAAAGAACGCCACCACGCCGAGAACTGCACTGATAGCAAGAATTACTATCAGTGACAGGACGAATAATTTTAATATTGCAACCATTTTAACAACTCCTTATGTATTGTGGAAAAGATATTTTAGCAGAGCAACGGAGCAGGATATAACAAACAATCCTATAATCATTGCACCTACTGTGAAACTAAATTCACCGAAACGAATACGCAAACACATTAAGTGTTGAATTGAAACAAAAAGCGACTTCATAAGTGAAAACCAATCCATTTTGCACCTCCTACTTCAATACCCATTTAACAACGCAAATTGCCAACATGACAACAAAGAAAGCGATAAGGATAGTTAAGAACGTTGTGGGCAAGATACCTATACTTGCAGTTAAAAACTTGAAGAAGTCGGACGAGCCGTCAAACACTGATTTAATACTATCCAAACCAAAATCAAACGAACCGAAATTTTTATCAAGATTTTTTTGTTCCTCATATTTCTTGAAATCGTCAGGAGCAAGACCACTTTCGCCCTTTTTATCCATATCATAATCATACATATAATCAGGGGTCAACTTCTTATCAAGATAATCAGTAAACGGCTTGTTTGTATCCATTTCAGCACCATTCTTGAATATTTTCGGCTTATATTCGGGATAGTCCTTATAATTGAACGCCGTTGACGTTACGCAATAGTAATCAGGCATTACAACGTCTATTCCCTCGCCTGTTTCGGGGTCGGCATTTACTGTAACAATCTGCTTTGAGTTTAAGCTACCTTGATTGCACAGATAGCCTTGATTGTCAAGGTCGAAGTAATCAGGGGTCGGCACTGAAAGAGAAGTCAAGCGACCATATACCACGATATAAAGCTTTGTATCGGCTGTGAACTGTGAACTATCAAGATTTTCAAGATTGATAGTAACATTCTTGACAGAGCCACCCTTGCCAATAATGTATCCAGCATTTATGCCCTCTGCCTTTATCCATTCCGTAGGCTCTTTGTTATCGTCCGTAACATCATCAACAACGCCACTTGTAGTATACATATATTTGCCATAGTCCAAAGAGGTATAAACAGCGTTTTTAACGCTTTCTTCATAAGACGACTTTTCAGGGGGGAAAGTAGTAATATAACATACAAATTCATATGTATAATCTTTAAGTTCATCATAGCTGTCACGGAGTTTTAAAAATTCGTCCGTTAGTGTGACACGGACGTTAAGACCATTGCTTTCAATTTCCTGTCCGTTGTTGCTTGCACCAGGAGCGACAAGAGTTCCCTTGCGGCTCATGCCCTCAGAGAGAGCAGGGGAATAATCGACAGTAAAGGGAACTGGTGGGGCGTTAGGGTCTTTCCATGCGGTGTTTTCTTATCTTCCCAATTTAAAACCAGGAACGTTACTATATATTACCTTGGCTTGACCGCCTGAATAATCATAAGGATCATGGTCGAAGTAATCGCCATTTTCAGACCGCCAACCGGTAGCTGTATCATCATAGAGAGGTTTATTTTCTGAGGTAACGAGGACACACGCAAACGCATTATAATCAGCCTTTGATACATAGCAATGAAGATTACTGCCGAAATAAGTCACAGAAGTACTAGATTTACAAAATATAATAGTATAAGTAAAACCACTGCCGTTAGGGGCGGCAATAACAGTATAGTAATCGGTTTTATCACTCTCAGGAATACACGAAAAAACATTTTGTTTAATGGTATCATTCCATGTAGTGTAAGAAGTGCCGATATCAGTAGCAAACGCAGGAACGGCAGACAATACACAGCATATCATACACAGCATAGCGGACAAAACAGCGGTGAACCGCCGTAGTTTAGTTTTCATTTTGTTTTCTCCTTTCTAAAATAATCGTCAAGATGAAAAACAGAAAAAATAAGATGATGTATAATAAACTCCAAAAGAAAAAACAAAGCAAATCCAAATAAAGCAGTTTGTTTAGGAGTAGTAAAGGGATATAAAATAATACTATTAAAAGTAATTACATGAAAAACTATAAAGGAAGCAATGAAAAACCAAGTATCAAGCATACAACACATAAAGTTAATTATATGAAATAGATTTCTATTCATGTACCACGGAACGCTTGACAGGTCATTTTTAGTTACTGTATCAAAGTTTTTCATTTTGTTTTCTCCTCTCGATAAAAATAGAGGACGGAGCAGACGCTCCGCCCCCAAGCGGTTGTACACGAAAAAATTAAGCTTTACCCTTTGTAAGCTTTCTTACAACACCGAGAAGTGAAGCACCGACAAAAGCCATTACAAGCGGATTGCCTGTCATTGTTGTCCAAACCTGACTTACAACTGATGTAATTGTGCTGATACCGCTTGTAATTGCGACATCATCAGCAAGAAGTGAAGCACCCATTGAATATTTCTCCTTTCATTGATTAAAGTATATCAATACCTACAACAACAGCCTTATCCTGTCCGCCGTAAGTTCTGATTTCATAGTTGACTTTGATTGCAGTGTCGATAAGTGCGGAACTGTCGGGGAAAGTGTCCTGCAATATCTTTGTAGGAACTTTCACAGCCTGCACGGCATATCCTGTTACGCCATTTTCTTCTTTAAGGCAAAACAGCGTGTAATTATCCCACGGCTTGCCGTTTTTAAGCGTTCCAGAGTTTTTCTTAAAACCTTTAATTATGTACATAAACGTACACTCCTTTCATTTACTGTACAATTATTTGTACTCTTTACTATGTTTAGATATTACCACACGTCACGCGAAATGTCAATACAAATCAAGCTTTTTCGTATGTTTATATTTTTGCAGGGCGTTTTTTTGTACACATTGTACAACTAGCACGATTGTATTTTCTTTTTGAAATAAAGAGCCTTTTTCCTGCACTCATATTCACCACTAAGAAAATACTTAGCCATATGAATATTATAGCTGTCAAGATACGGCTTAAGAAATTGGTGGGAAAGTACAAACCTTTCAAGACTATCTGCCTCATCACGGAACATTTTCGGATTGTCATAGTTTTTCATTTTCATTCGTCCTTTCGTTATGGTTGTAAGTTTTCATCTTTATCAAGATTATACTTCAATTTATATGATTTGAGGTCAATTTCCTCAAAAATCATGCAGTCTTTATATGTAACTATCTTGTCGATACGTCTAACAAAGGCGTTCCACGTTTCATAATACTTGTGCTGGATAGCGGTGTACTGTTCTTCAAAGTGCCAATTTGATATGATGTACACCTTTGTAAAACAAGCTATCCTATTCATATATCTTGCAGGAAGTTCAAGAGGGTAACCGTCAAGGTAGTTAAGCATATTATCAATAGGAAGGCTGTTTCTAAACTCCTCAAACACAATAACATCCTGCCCGTGGTAACTGTCAAAAGGGTGTTTGTAGTCGGTGATACGATAAACTTTATCATAGCCGTATTGCTCCATAACACTTCTTGTTTTACCTGTTCCCGATTGTCCACATATATATGTGACCTGAACATCACGGAACACATTTCGCCATTTATCAAAGACGTATAAATCACGGACTTTTTGCAGGCGGTCAATTTGATTCCAAAGTTGCGGAAATTCTTCAAGAAGTCGGATATCGTCAGCACCTTCTTTTATACGTTGTAGAATATCCTCATTTGTAAGTTGCTTACCGCCTTTTGTTACACGCAGTTCGCCCCACTCCTGCACCTCGCCTATGCGAGTATCTGACTTCTTGCAATAGTCGCTTGCTTGTTGTGCTGTGCCGTTGGCGAACTCGCCGTGAAAGAACTGTGGTGGAAACATATTCTGCAAGGTAGTGCCACGCTTGCGATTTTTAAACTGAATAAAACCTTGAATATGTTCGGTATTTTCGTTGTGACCTCGTTCACGCTGAAAGACGTAATAGTTTACTTCCTCATACTGCATAATGAAGTTTATCACCTTTTCATCAGTATCAAACGTAAGGTCTTTAAATTTATCCTTTTCTCCACAGGTCTTGACCTTTGACGGATTATTTATTGTAAAACACCAATTACAAGACTGTTTCGGCATTATTTTTCACCTCTGTGCGATTATGTTTGTGCGTGTGCGATTGTTTTTGCATATGACCGCACAGCCGTAAACGGCGTGTTTACTTGCCTTACTGCCTGCTTGTGCGATTGTGCGATAGGGGGTAAAGGGTAATACTAACCTTTACCCCCTGCATACCTACTTCCGATTTTTTCGGATTTAGGCATAAAAAAAATAGGCGTTGTAAAAAAACAGCGCTCAAAGAGTCGAGATTTCCTGTTTTCGGGAAATCTCGACTCTTTTTTATGCCAGATCGCAAAAATAACTATTTTGGCAGAATTTTGGGTACAGCAAACACAGCGGCACAAAAACTGCGTTTTTGCCGTGTTGA